CAAGTTCTATACTTCCGCAAGGATCTTTGGGTCCTCCGGGTCCGGCCGGTCCTACAGGACCGGCAGGTCTTCCAGGAGTCACCGGAAACGACGCACAAGGATGTGGCGGTTTGGCTCAAGGAAACATTGCACCTTATATTGAAAATATATCACAAAACAATGATCCTGCAACTCCAAAAATTACATTTTCTTTTTCAGATAACACGAACATATCTTTCAATTATCCGGAAATACGAGGAAACACTCTTTTCAATTCATACGGAGTCAACGCGAAAACAATTGAAAATCCTTCGATTTTTATTGGAATTTCTGGATCTGATGCCGGATCAACACTTTTCTTTCGCGGAATTGCATCAGTCAACGAATCGATAACGGTAACTTCAGATTCGAATCACGTATACATCAACGCAAACGAGAGCCTTTACAATGCAAAAGGATTTATTTCCAACGAGTTGCTTTATTTCACAGGCAAAACTGCGGATCCGATATTAGAGGGCGTAACAGGACACACAAATTCGCTGAGATTTAAAAACAACACAAATCATTTCGAATTAAACACTAAAACATCGGTTAGTTCCAAAATACACACAATTGCCTCTTCTGTTCAAGGATCCAGTGGCCAATACATCGATCTTCGAAACGGTGGAGTCTTTTACATCAAGACTCCAAACGGAATCATTGGAATAACTGGAATGACTGGATCTCCGGGACAAACTGGAACCATTCTTTCATTCACTGTTGTAACAGAAAGTGATTATCTTTGGAAATTTCCAAACAATGTGTGGTTTGAACGAGGTGAAAATTATCTGGGCTGCGGTGAAACCATTATCAATCTTACTTCAACAAACAACGGAAATCATTGGAACGCTGTAGTGTTTGGTCGAGGATTTAAAACAGCATCTGTTTTAAAATGTCAATCTGATTGGGACATGGGATCGTGTTATTACTCGGGTGGACAAACTTGCAACAATTATGTCACTCGTGCAGATTGTCGAACAAGTAATGGAATTTTTTGCCTCGAGGCATGCAGCCAAGAATGGGAAGTGTTTGATACTGGAGCGTGTTGCATAAACGGAGTATGCAAAGAAGGAGTAAGTCAATTTTTATGCAACAAATACGGAGGAAGGTGGTGGAGTCTGATTGAAGCCACTCTGGGGTGTGAGAGTTTCAAGTGTTGGGATCCGTGTAACGATTCCCCGCAATCGTGTTGTCCTCCCGGTGGGGCAACTTGTCGAGATCGATACACCAAATCAGAATGTGATCTGATCGGGGGAGTATGGTCTCAAGAGGCATGCAATCCGTTTAGTTGCAATCCATTGGGAGGACAAATAGGAGCATGTTGTTTCAGTTCAACACAGTGTGACGAGACTCTTACCTTCACTGAGTGTCAAAACAGAGGAGGAATTTTCACTGGAATCGGAGAAAAATGCGCCGAAGTTAACTGCGACTGCTTTGAATACGATGACACTGTTCTGGGTTGTGGACAAAATATCGGATTCACAGGCAGCGGAGCAAAATTCTCAGAATACCAGATCGATCTCGGAGAAGAGTTATTCTCAGATCCAAACAAATCATCAGAAACGATTTGTTTCCGATATCGACCGTTCACACTCAAAGACAGATTTTTAGTGTTGGCTACAAAAGGTGGTACAGATGACACCCTTACGAATAATTTCAGGTTATCTCCTGCTCCAGCCTATTTCAATGATTACAAAAACTTTATCACAAAAATTGGTGGCCACCCCAGATACGACACCGGATCAGGCCCTAACGGAACGAATTTCAACTCCATTTTATGGGACAGTGGTTGTACTGGATTTGCTAGTGGATTCCGGAATCAGCAAATTCCAATCGGTACGGGCGATGTGGAAACAGGAAATACTTTTGACATTTGGTATAAAAAACTAAGAATATGGATATTCGCCGGATGCGATCCCGACCAATCAAATTCGGGAACTCGGTGGGACATAGGAATAACATGCGCGGGGTGTCCCTCCTCAGCCCTAGCATCAACCGAGACTGTTTCGCCTCCGATTAACATGAACACCGCCCCAGTATCAGTTATAAATACAGCAGAATCAACTTTTGGTGTTATAGGATAAAATGCCATGCAATTCCGATCCAGAATTCCAAACATTTTGAACACGGATATATTACTAAATCAAGGAATCTGTTGCACCGGCAATTCACGAATAGGAACAACAGGTGAATTGAGTTATCACGAATGTTTTGCAACCGGTGGTCAATATTTTCCGTACACAAACACTGTAATCGGAGGAACTGGACTCATTCTGCAGTCAGAGATTCCGACTTGTTCAGAGAAAAACCCAAAGAATCAATAAAGAATCAATAAAGAATCAATAAAGAATCAATCATGATAACCAATAATTTGACTGCCGAAGAAATATCAGCAATGAAAGCGGTAAATATTGATTGGGGAAGTTGTTACACCGCACTTTTTGCAGATAACACAATAAACATTTCATGTCATATTTCAAAAAAAGAAACATGTTCTTCTGATATTTTTGTTCCAAAAACTGAATGTTCTGCCATCAATCTTTCGAGTATAGTAAAAGACAACAACGGAAATTGGTACGCCACAAATATGTCAGAATCTGTTTTCGCCAGTGTGTCTCCGGGATCTCGCATTCAAAATCTCGTATACGCAGGAATTTACACGCCCAGTTCATTGCCAATTTTCACTGGATCAACAAACCACACATCAACCGATTCATCCAAATATGCCATTTTAATTTATCCTGAACTGCAGTCTTACAGTTTTTCGAAACATCTTCCACTCAACAATCAAACTTCTTTATATAGCGGCATCTACAATAAAGTTTTCGGAAATCGAATACAATCAACATTGAATGAGGAAAACCAAGAACCAGAAGAAAAATCAAAAAAAACTTGGTTGGATTTTTATATTCCATCGTTTGGTGAATTGATTTGGTTGAAAAAACAAATGAAATCTCATTTTTCGTTGAAGAATATAATACATAATATGATGACAAATACTAATTCTGTATTGGTATCTTCTACGGTATTTTTCGAAAGTGCGGTCCTATATCCAAAAACAAAAGAATATAATCGAAAATATATGCGCGGTACAAGCATATTTCAGGCAGATAATAAAAATTATCTTGTAAATGCAAATAATCGTCTCAATTTGATTCATTTCAGAGCAATTCCTTTAAGTTGAAACATCGTTATGGGTTGTGGTTGTAACAAAAATAAAAATCAAAAATGTGTTGGATCTGATTGTGAAGCACAATCAGAAAAAAATGATATTCAAATGGAACATCTATTGGCCCATGAAAACAAATGGACTCAAAGTTCAAATATAAATACAACGAATAGCCCGCCTTGGTTGAAATCAAAGAAAGACTTTAACATGACACAAGAATTCAAATCCCGAGAAATACAATCCACAAATCCAATCACAAAAGGATTCGGAATGGCAACAAGTTTTATTAGTGCTATAGCATCAAAAGGAATAAACAGCGAAAAAGTAAATGTTCCGTTAAAACAATTGCGTGTTATAAGTTGTTTCGGCAACAAAGACACAGGAGGAGTTCTGCCTCCATGTGAATATTTACAAAAAAGTGCAACTCCTGGAAAATTTTTCTGTGGGGGGTGTGGATGTGGAGATAAACCACTAACTTGGCTCAACGGAACATCCAACGAATACAGTAAATTAGACTATCCGAAACTTTCTTGTCCGTTACAAATGCCAGGATTTTCTAATTATAAAGAATCAACACCAGAAGAATCGATTTCTCCCATGACTCGCAGGGCATATATCGAAAAAATGAAACTTGAAGAATTGACTATAATTCCTGTGACTTCTCCAGAAGATCCCGGAACTTAAATCTGTCAAGTAGAGAACAGGCTCCTTATAAATAAATAGGAGCAAAAATTAATGGGAAATGTCAATTCAAAAGATAAAATTATTAAATACGCACTTCGGTCCCTTGGACATCCAGTAATAGACATCAACGTAGATCACGAACAATGTCTTGATCGAGTAGACGACGCTCTGGAATTGTTTTCTGAAAGACACTTCGATGGAGTAGAAAAAGTGTATTTCAAATACACAATGACAGCAGATAATATAGAAAAACGATACATAGACACTGAAATTTTAGTAAATCCCTCTGGAATAACCGGAGACGGTCCTGATGGTTCGACGATTGTGAGTGTTGTTCGTTTGTTTCGATTCAGTAATTTTGCCAATATCAATATGTTTGATATCCGATATCAACTTGCCCTGACTGATTATTTTGGAATCAATCGAGGACTGGCATCACAGTCTTCCTTGGGTCTTCCACAATATAGTGCAACAAAACGATACATCAGTTTAATTGAACAATTTTTTGCTCCAGAAAAATCTATAAGATTCAGTAAAGTTAAAAACAGAATTTATATCGATGGTTCCATGGAAGAATTGACAGAAGGATCCGTTATGGTAATAGAGGCATACGCTGCACTGAATCCCGACAAATACACTGAAATATACGATGACAGATTATTGAAAAAATATGTTACTGCTTTGATCAAAAGACAATGGGGCGCAAACATGGCAAAGTTCGATGGAGTTCAGTTGCCGGGAGGAATCAGTACGAGAGGTGCAGCGATTCAACAGGAGGCAATGCAAGAAATACAACTCATCGAAGCAGAGATACAATCCACACACGAATTACCTTCTGATTTTTTTATAGGATAAATAATGGCAACAAATCCATATTTCAGATCATACGATTCTGAAAGAGAACAAAAACTAATTAACGAATTGACTGTTGAAACTATTCGTGCAATGGGTCGAGATGTTTTGTATATACCCCGAGATTATCTCAATATCGATAACATATTCGGAGAAGATCCCGAGGCCAAATTCACAGAAGGTTATCCGATAGAAGCCTATCTTGTAGATGTTGATCGATTTCAAGGAAACCGAGACATTATCACAAAATTCGGAGTACAAATAACAGATCGTTGCACTATTTTATTGTCCAAGACGAGATTTGAACAAGAAATTAAAATCAAACGAAATGAAATATTAAAACCTCGAGCAGGAGATTTAATTTATCTTCCTTTATCGAAATCTCTATTCGAAATCAATTACGTGGAAGACGAATTTCCGTTTTATCAACTGGGAAGTCTGACCACCTATATGCTCACATTAGAATTGTTCACTTACGACGGAGAATCTATAGATACTGGAATCACTGATATTGATGTAATAGAAACAAAAAGAAAAACCGCTGCTACTCTGGCATATATTCACGGAACTCCCATTACAGGCTCGAATCAAATCAGAGACGGAGAATTAGTATTTCAGGTGTTGGGAGTAACAGGAAACGGGGCAACCCTGACCAACTCTACTGCAACCGCAACTGTTGTGGATTTTATTCGTGGAACAACAATGAATGCTTTGTATTTGAGTGGAATCAGTGGATCGTTCTCGTATAATCAATCTCAAACGATTAAAGGCAGTGTTTCTGGTGCAGAATATTATTTCCGAATATCTGGAACAACCAGTGACAGAATTATTCCCACTGATCCATTAACGAATAAAAACGTAAACGACAACAATGATTTGAAACAAAAAACTATTACTATTTTTGATTTCAGTGATATTGATCCGTTCTCGGAAGGAAATTATTGATGTTTAATCAAATACTAACGAACGGTTTCGATGACATTATTAAAAAACATGTGATTGCATTTGGATCTTTGTTTAGTTCTGTATACACAATGACAGAAAGAAATGGTCAAATAGAAAAAAGAAGAGTTCCTATTTCATTTGGACCAAAAGAAAAATTTATCCAAATAATCATAAACGAGAGCGGAATATCAGACGAAACACACATTCAAATGGATTTGCCCAGAATGGGATTCGAATTAGTAAACATACAATATGATCCATCACGGAGATTGAATAAATTAAAAGAAAAAAGAAAAATTGTCGAGGGTGTTTCTTTGAAAGCTTTTTCTGAATCTCCTTATAATTTTGCCTTTGCACTATACGTGTTTTCTCGAAGCATGCAACATTCGCTGCAAGTAATAGAACAAATTGTGCCGTATTTCACTCCAGATTTCACTGTTACAATGAATATGAATAAATTGTATACAAAGGTAGATGTTCCTATCGTTTTAACAGATGTGGATATCAACGAAGATTATGAAGGATCGTTCGACCAAAGAAGATCCATTGTTTCTGTTTTACAATTTAATATGAAAGGATACATATATTCTCCAACAAAGACTAATACGAGTGGCATTATCGAGACCACTGATATTAATTTTTTCGATGGAATGACTGGCAATCAGTTTATTGGAGATATTGGATATACCGGAAATGCAAACATAGGTTCTTCTTCTATTACATGGTCTCCAGGAAATACCGCATGAAATCCAGTAATGAAAAAATATCAGATGCATTGAATATAGATTTTATTCCCGATGGAGTTCCGCAAGAAACTGCTGTTGTTAGAGTTGCTCCAGAAAAAGAATCAACAGATTTGGCTGGAGATTTCAATTCGGCTAGAAAAAATATATCGTCTCTCATCGATACCGGAATGAGTGCCCTTGACGGTATATTGAAAGTAGCTACAGAATCTGATTCCCCACGAGCGTATGAAGTGTTATCCAATATGATTAAAACGTTGAGTGAAATGAATAAAGATCTCATGGACATACACGAAAAAATGTCAAACACAGAATCTAAAAAAATTACAGTTAAAAACACAACAAATAATTCAATATACGTGGGATCAACCAGTGATCTTCAAAATTTAATCAACAAAGAAAGAAGTCCGTTAAAAGTTTTTGAGAAAGAAGAAACAGAATGAGAAAACCGGGTTATTTGGGAAACACTAATCTAAAACCAGAAGGTCAAAGATTAGAATTTACAAAAGAACAAATAGAAGAATACATGAAATGTGCGAAAGATCCGACTTATTTTGTGTCAAAATACATCAAGGTAGTTTCTCTCGATAAAGGTCTTGTTCCGTTCGAAATGTATCCGTATCAAAGAAAAATGATTGATCTGATACACCACAATCGATTTGTAATAGCGAAACTACCAAGACAGAGTGGAAAAACAACAACAGTGGCATCGTATTTATTGCATTACATATTATTCAATCAAAGTGTTAATATTGCAATACTTGCAAACAAACAATCAACTGCACGAGAAATTCTTGCTCGTTTGAAACTTTCTTATGAATATCTTCCGTTGTGGTTGCAACAAGGAGTTCGAGAATGGAATAAACATTCCATAGTTTTAGAAAACGGATCTCGCATTATAGCAGCTGCAACTTCTTCGAGTGCAATCCGAGGCGGTTCATACAATGTTATTCTTTTAGACGAATACGCACACGTTCCCACGACAGTTGCGGAAGAATTTTTCAGTTCGGTTTATCCCACCATCACAGCAGGACAAACAACCCGAGTCATAATGATTTCAACGCCCAAAGGATTAAATATGTTTTATCGATTCTGGAAGGGGGCACAAAGCAAGCAAAACGAGTATATCCCAATAGAAGTTACATGGAATGAGGTTCCAAAATATCCAGGCGGGCCTCTACGCGACGAAGAATGGAAGAGAGAAACAATAAGAAATTCTTCAGAAAGACAATTTCAAGAAGAATTCGTCTGTGACTTTGTGGGATCCACAAATACTCTGATCTCGTCCCAAAAATTAAACAATCTGGTATGGAAAAAGCCTATATCCAAAACCAATGACGGATTAACCATATTGGAAAATCCACCGGAATCAACACAAGAAGGAAAATCCAATATTTATTTTATGACTGTGGATGTGGCACGTGGTCAAGGTAAAGACTACAGTGCATTCACTGTTGTTGATATAAGCCAGTTTCCGTATAAAATTGTTGCAAAATATAAAAATAACACAGTTTCCCCGTTACTGTTTCCGTCTATCATACGGGCAGTAGCAGGAAGATACAATAATGCCTATGTGATGGTGGAATTGAATGATATAGGTTCTCAGGTTGCAGATATACTACACAACGATCTGGAATACGAAAATTTAGTCAAATCTAATGTATTGGGAAGAAAGGGTCAGGTCTTAAACGAGGGATTTGGAAGCAAAAAATCTCGTCAACTTGGAATTAAAACCAGTCAAATTGTGAAAAAGGTTGGTTGTGCTGTTTTGAAAAATTTAATAGAAAATGATAAACTTATTGTAGAAGATTCGGATATTATCGAAGAACTTACAACTTTTATTGCAAATCATTCTTCGTTTCAGGCAGAAGACGGATACACCGATGATTTAACCATGACATTGGTTTTATTTTCTTGGGCAACAAGACAAGACTTTTTTAAAAATATCACAGATTCTGATATAAGAACAGAAATGTATTCACAAGAAATGAAGAAAATAGAAGAAGACTTGCTTCCGTTTGGATACATCATAGACGGAGATCCGGTATCTGTTGATGACACGAATGAAGAAAATTCAATGAACGAATCCCCCGACAACTGGATTTCCGTTGATCACAAAGAAAATTCAAAAAAATGGATAAATTTATACCGACAGACTAAATTTTTCTAAATTTCTAAAAATATAAATACAGGGTTTAAAGGAGAATAAAAAATGGCAACCAGACCAAGACCACAACTTCAAATAAGACTGGCAGACGATTCGTTCGTGTTTCCTGTTCGAGTGCCGGGAATTTCTGATACGATTGCTGCATGTTATGCACCGTCTCTGCATTTGTTGGCAACAGCCAGAGAAATAGAAAACGGCGCAATGAGAATCGAATCGATCGGTGACTGGTTTGAACGAGTAAAAATACTGGCACGACAAGTGATCGGAGTGACACCCGGAGCCGCCAACGAAATATCCATCATAATGAATGGAGTTAGCGGCACCAATGGAATCTCATCGGGCGGTGCAATAGGCCTTTTAAACGGCAAATACGGCGAAACATATTGTCTGCAAAAGTTAGAAGGTAGTTCCGGAGAAGGTTTTACGTTTGACTCAACCAATAAATTCAGACCTCATTGGTGGGCAGTTCAAAACGTGT